CGGCCTTCAGTAATAACGCGAAAAACTGAACGTAGTTCATCGCCTGCATCAACACCCATTTGTCGATCAAGTTGCAATGCTGCATCATGCGTCATACGCAGATAATCAGGTCTGTCTTCAGGCGCTAAACGATTAGCATCTCTCCAACGCTCATACTCATCAACCAACCCTTGTTGGCCTGCATCAGTGTTGCCTTCTTGTCCATTCCAACGATCATCAAAATCTTCAAGCCATTGCGTTTGCTCAAGCGACAAACGATCGCGGTATCGCGCAATCAACTCACTTGCTTCCATATGAGGCATTGGGTCGCCTTGCTGCGCAACAGCACGAGGTTGCGCACCCTCAGCGGCTATACGTGCGTTTACGTACTCTGCTTGCAAGCCTAAAGTTTGCATTAAGTCCAGAATACCATCGGCAATGATATTGGCAACTATACGTGGGCTATTGGCGTATTCGTTCTCAAGATCATACAAGCGCTGCGTGGCACGATCCAACGCGCGTACAGGCCCTTCAGCTTGTAAATATCTATTAAAGTGATCTAAAGTATCTCTAAAGAATACTTCTGTTTGAACAAACTGATTGCTCTCACCTGCCTCATCAAACGCGCGTCTTTGAGAATCAAGCACATTATCAATCGAGGATGACACAGCGCCTGCAACATACGCGTCTAAGCTTTCACTAGGGCGTTGCGACATAACAGCAGGCACAGGCACTTGCGGCTCATTGGCTTTTATTGCGTCAACATAACTGCGAATGTCACTGCTTGTGACAAACCGCGGTAGCTCTGACAGGTCATACTTTTTAAACGTAGTTACAGGCGTATTAACAATAGCCGCCAAGGCGCTATTCGACATACGCTTGCTATCATAGATACCTAGGTTCTCATTCATCTTATCGCTGACACCGCGAATCGAATCTTCACGGCTGTTAAGATAAGACTTAATGCCATCAATATACTCAGGCTTAACGTCTCCGTTTCTGCGCCCTGATGCAAAGGTAATGCTATACTTACCGGATGAGCTAGGATTAAAGTCAAAAATGGCAATAGGCTCACCGGTTACGGTATCCCTAAAGCTAACCATTTGCGAGCCACGGCCAACAGCGTCAATGAATGCCATTCTAGGGCTGGTTGCATCAGGGTTGCGCTGGCCTGTGATAATATCGTAAATTGGAATGTATTGACGATTGCCTGTGCCGGGGTGCCAAGGGTTTGGCTTGTCTCTAACATTGCCGCCTTCACCAATACAAACGTCCAATGCCAAAGTGTCTTCACTTACTAATTGGCCGACCTGCTCAGGCGTAAAGCGATTGGTAATCTCCAGTGCGCCAACGTTGCCAAAGACTTTGTCATTAGGAATATACAACGACGCGGTTTTTGCAAACTGCGCGTCTGCATCAACCTTAAATTGCTTTTCTTTAGCTTGCGCAAGCTTTTCTTCAGCAATACGACCTTCAGCAGTATCGCGTATGTACTTTTCAACAGTCATCTTAGGCACCTTGTCTAAAGGTATTTTGCCTGACATAACATCGTTATAAAAGCTTTTTGCAAGATCTTCAAAGCCAAGATTGCGTAATTGAACTGGATTTGCTATGTATGCGCGCTCTGCATCAGGCGTTTGCATTAACGCAGGATAGAACTGCCGCTCACCGTACTCAATTTCTTCTTTTAGGTTTTTGGCAGTAAGAGCGTTAATCGCCTTGTCAGTTGCATTCTCATACGCGGCGCCTAAACGCAAGTTGTCAACCGCCTTTTGTTGCTTCTTATACGCAGCGTTTGCTTTGTCAGACTCACGTGACGCCTGCGCAAAAGGCTCATACCTTCCAAGATTCGTACCCTCGACAACAGCGCCTGTATTAGGGTCAATTACACCGTAGCCTAATTGCTTGGCAATTGTCTCTTGGTCGCGTTTACGAGTTGCAGCGTCCCCTGCCTGTTGTACCAAGTTAGCCAATTGCTGATCTGCTGCAGCCAATGCCTCATCAGTTGGAGTTTTTGCTGGCATGCCTGCTGCGGTACGCTTGGCGCCAATCATGCTGCCTGACATATCTGCGCTATCAAACATTTCTGATGGCGGGTAAAACGTTAAGCCTTGACTTGCCAGCTTGGCTGCAGGCTCATTAGGCGTGCCAATCTTTTCAATGATGTAATTGGTAAACTGAGAGTTAAGCCAATTAGCTGCGGCCTCATGCCTTGCAGGCAGCTCTTCTGCAGAAGGCAAGTTAAGCTCCGCTTTATACATCACGCCATTAGGGGTTTGCAAGAACTCGTCGTACATCTCTAATGAGTGCGCAGCAGATGCTTCCTTATCGCCGAATCTGGCTTTATACGCTGCCAATGCTGCGCCTTCGGACGGCGCATCCGGATACATCTCATTTGCTTTTGTTTTAAGAAAAGACTCAAACGCTCTACGCGCGGACACAGTATCAGGCTTACGCAAGATGTTGTTCTGTATCTCATCCAATGCTTGCACAGGCGTAATTGTTGTGCTGTCAATAACGTTGTTAATGATCTCTTGCGCAGGGGCGTAAGTCGCGGCGTCTGCCTTTGCAGTTGCAGGCAACGTAGCAGATGTAACCCTTGACCCTTCAGGTCGCATGGCGTACAGCGGCTGACCTGCCATTGCGGCAAGGATGGTAGCTGATATACCACCTTTAGCCATGATGTCTTGCACAATAGGGTCCAAAGACTTTTCAAACTGCATGCCGGCTTGCGTAATACCACGCTCTGCCTGTCCAAGTCTTGCGCCCATCGTAGGCTGACCTGTGATTGGGTCTAACCTTTGCATGCCAGATTGCGCGTTCACAAAGTCTGTAGGTATATCCTTGACTTGCCTGCCTACACGCGTGACCTCAGCGCCCATAACGCGGACGTCATTAGGGGTAATTGGCGGCCGCATTGGCTGGTTCAAGGCCATAGGCCACACAGCAGGAATCTTGGACGCGTCCATCGCCTTGGTCACATCTGTCTCAAACTCTTTGCCTAACTGCGTGGTTGGCTCTTGGTAGAACCGCCCCGTAGTGACAGGCACGTAGTTCTGCTGCATCTTTTCAATGCCTTGGCGATTGCCAAGTATATCGTACATCGCCTCGGCACCCGCTGTCTGTACGTTCTGCGCAACATCTGCCCAAGCGCCTGCAACAGGGATTGCTGGGTTGAGAGTGCGAACAGACTCCTGCATGGACTTCATCATCATCAGCGGGTTGAATTTAGTCGCCAACTCGGTGAAGTTGCCTGCAGCCGCGCCTAAAGGGTCAGGCTTTGTTTGCGCAGGTGGGACAGGGCGCCCATACCCGGGGATCTGTGAAGCCAAAGGCTGGTTCTTTTTGACCAGCTCAAGCTTCATTTGATCCAAGTCAGGCGCGCCATCATCACCTGCGTAGTTGCCTTGCGCATCGTAAATTGCTGCCATGATTATTTGCCTACCTTTTTGCCAAGTTTTTGCAGTACATCGCTAATATGCGCAGGCATAGGCGGTGGGGGAGGGGGTTCTAATGATTGGTAGTACGCTTTAAGATCGTTGGGTGAAGGGCTCTTATTGCCAACAAAGTTATTGCCTACAAATTCTTCTAACTCATCAAACGGCAGCTTGTCAGCGGCGTCCTTAATATATGCATCTTTAATCGCGTAATCCGGTATATGCTTTTTATGTTTATCTAACAACTCATAAAGCTTTTCAACAGCTTTGTACGGCTTATTACCTAAATACTCACCAGTAGAGAAATCTTCAGCGTGGTAATCAATTATTTCTTGCAACTTGTCCATGCGCTTAAGTTCTTTTTCAGGAACATTACCTTCAAGATAAGAGCGCAATGCGTTATATGTGTAATACACTTCAGGAGGTACTGAACCTTCTGTGATGCCTGTTGCAATAGCATCTAACGCGCCACTCTTAAACGCATCAGCAATACCGTATCGTGCTGCTAAGCCGGGGAACAATGACTCCATAGTGTCAACGGCAGCAGGCACACTAGCAAGTGGCGATGCAATCTCAGGTACGACGTCCGTAATGCTAGGCATTGGAATGACTTGCTGCAATGCTGCTTGGCCTGCGCGTTTCAGCACATCGCGTCTTGACATTGGTGCATTCAGTGCTTTGTCTGCTAAGGACTGAAGCGGACTTGTGCTTGGCGCAGATGATGTAGGCTGTTGTTGCGGAGCTGCCTGCTCCATTTGCTGAGGCGTTAACTTAGGTTGCGCAGATGGTGGAATCACAGCAGGTAGATCCGCAGGCATGGGTGTTAGGCCTAGGATTGAGCGGCGTTGTAAGTTAACTGGGGGCGCAACGGGTGGAGCTACCGGCTTCTTTGGTCGGCCGAATAAGCCAACCTGCATCATGTTGGGGTCTTGCCCTAGGAATCTAGCACCGTCGTCAAAGACAGGAGGCTCTTCATCTTCTTTAGCAAGCATCTGTGCTCGCATACGAGCCAGTTCTTCGTCATACTGCATATGGGTTCACCCTCCTTGGACGATCTTCTTCGTAGTCGTCATCCGGATTGTATACCGGGTCGATCGAAATTAACCCTAAGTCTCGCAAAAGTCTTAAAGCTTGAGATGTGGAGTCCACCAAGTCATCATGCCGGACTTCGGGGAAGGCGCATAGCTGGCTGATCAAAGGCTCGGCCCAATCACGAGCCATGCCCGGGTTGACCGAGGACTCGGGAATGTAGACACGGCCCTTGGCAATGATGGGAGCCACGATGTTAAGGCGTGTAGTCTTGTCCGCGTTCCCGGGATTGTAGCTTCTCACAGGCAGACCTGCGCGTTGCAGATCTTGGATAAGCTGCGTGCCGGCTGACTTGTCCTCGATCAGGATCATGTCTACCTTTTTCCCGTGACCAAACTCATTCTCATCACCGTAAATGGCGGTGGACTCCTCGATCACCTTAGGTCGCAACTCGGGATACTGCATGTACTCCTCCCAGCAGTCGATGAGCATGACACTCATAGCCTTGTCGGGACTTGGCCTGAAGATACCCCACACCGTGCAGGCCGTCGGGT